TCTAAACTACGTGTTTTAGTTTTAAAGTTAATATATGCATAAAATATATCTGACAAGTCTTTTAGTTTTAATGCTGTAAGTGTATTTGGATCTAATATCTTATCTATGTTACTGCCGTGTTTTTGTAACATGCTTTCTGCTTTTGTAAAAATGCTTCTGTCTATTTTAGGAGGCTGTTGTGCAGTTACAGGAGGCATTACTAACAATGCACCTTCGTTTAGCATTTTTGCATCTGCTACTTCCCTACTGCCGTCCAGGCCCAGCATATAATGCACAACAACACCTGCTGTACTACGTGCAATACGCTTGCCTATATCACTGTTAGTTTTGACACGATACATAACTTTTTGTGGTTGGAATACAAAGTCTCCTTCGTCTACTTGTGGTGTCTTGTAATATAACAAATCGCCCCACATGTAACCTCTAAAGTTATCTGGCACTGCACTTTCAAATACTTTAAACACATTACCCATGTTTTGTATAAATGCTTTACGTCCTTCGTCTGGATTTCCATCTCCACGATTGCCCAACATGCTCATTAATGCTTCAGCACTTTTAGTCATACCGTCATATTTTTTTGCACTAAAGCCTGCTTTGTCTGTTAAAACAAATTCGCCACGTGCATCTCTACCAAATATAACTGCTGGAGAACCGTCCCACTTTACAGTAATACTTTTGGGATTGCTTTCCATTTGCTCTAGTGTATCTAATGCTTTACGTGCGCCTTTACTGCCGCCAAAAATTACCATATCTTCCAAATGTTGGATACGTGCTTCAGCTCTTTCATGTAAAGGCTTTTTATTTTCTGTAATTAGTTCACGAAATCTCATCAGGTATGCCTATGTCTTGTACTGCTTTGTTATTTGCAAAATCATCTGCAATTTTTGCAACTGTATCTTTATCATACTTTTTGCTAATTGCACTCCATAATGTCTCAAAACTATACAAATCTTTACCACTTGTCAAGCCTAATTGTTTTGCAATCTCATCTGCATTTTTATAAGGCCCGTCTATAATTGTATTTGCATTTTTCTTAGTATAGCCTTCGCCATTCTTTTTAGGCACTGGTGTACGCTTAACACGAATTAAACCATCTGCAGGGCTCCACATCCAGCGTTCCTGTTCCAGCGGACGACCATCATCTGTTTTTGCGTCACTTGATACCACATTTAATCTGCCCGCAATACTGGCAATCATGATGTTACGGAAAACACCCTTATACTTGCTGTCTTTTTCGTGTGGTGCATGGTAGTAGGTTTTCATCCAACCTGGATCGCCGGGCATAAAGTCAATTTGTACTTTACCTGTGCGTTCTATTCCATCTTTTGTTTTGTTGCCGTCATAACCAACAATATCAACTGATGTCATAAACACACTACTTTTTTTCATGTCTTTTATACTAGGTGCTGACTGTAGTTTTTTACCAAAGTCATCTAGTTGCTCAGGCTTTAAATTAATTGCAATGTCAATATCGCCACTAAATTCTTTCTTGCCTACACTACCTAATGTAAAATTACGTAGGTCTAGGCCAAGTTCTTTTTCTAGTTTTGCAAGAGTAGGTTCTATTTCACTGATGTGGATACTTCCCACACCAGGCATACTTCCGCCTTCACGTAAATTACGTCCTTTAATTCTAGGCTTGCGTGGACCTCGATGTTTTTTCTTATCAGGGTTTACGCCCAGTATGTCTTTTACTTTCATTAGCCTTCCTAATTCCTCTTGTAAACTTATTAGGGTCTTGTGTTCTTATGCTATTAATTAAACGTTTAATAAGATCATTACTTTGTTCTGCATCATAAGTTTCATTAATTAGACGAATTAAATTACTTGCACTTGCAATAACGTTACTAGCAGTATTCTCAACAAGATATTTGCGATCATGCTGATCGCCTATACTGTTAATCTCTTCTAGGATAGATCTTGTACGTTTTTTCATAATCTTGCCCTTTTGTTAATGGTATTTAGCTTAAAGTGATAATTAGTTATGAAGGAGATAATAATGTCAGAAAGCGCAGAAAGTATTCGTCTAACTATTGATAGACTCCGTGAAATAGAAGAAAACGATAGCATGGACAATGCACAGTTGAGCAAACTTGTGATATTGGCAAAAGATGGGCTTGTACCAGAAGAAGATGTTCGACTAGTGAGGCAGGCAATGGTGACTATGGGCGCAGGACGAATTCCAACTCCGGCACAGAGAGATGTGTTACTGAATATGCTGGGTACCCTCACTGATTTAATTACCAGTGACATGAGCATATATCAGCGTTTTAAAACAAAAATTACTACAGGAGATAGTCAAGAAGAAGAACCCTCAAACGAAAAATAATTATTCAGCCCGCTTTAATATGCTACGGAGTTTATCTGTATTATGCACGGCGGACTCTACGATGTTGTTTGTTTGACTAATACCAACAGCCGTTTTATTCTCGCTCTGTCGTTTTAATTTATCATAAATTGCACTAGTTCCATTATTATTATCCTCTAACTCATCTTCATCTAAATCTGTAATACGAAGACTTTCTATGTTAAAGTCTAAATCCAACTTCTGTCCTACACCGCTACTGCTACGTGTTTTCATAAATTGTATTTGTGCTCTGCCTCGCTCACGCATAGCTCTGCTTGTAAAAATACCAATAACATTATCTGCTGTATTAATTTTACTAATACCACCACTAATATGACTGTGATCAAATTCTACTTCATCAACACTTGCACGATTTAACTGCGATGCAGTAACAAACAATACATTTTGTTCTATTGCAAAGTTACGCAATTCTTCACTTACATATTTGTCTTTAATAAACAAATCACTTGCACTTACTTTTTTACCTGCAGGGCTCATCAAGTCCAAGTAATCCACACACATTGCATCTACTGTAACACCATGTTGTATCTGATATTCTTTTAAATATGCTTTCAAGTCATTTACGTTACATCCATTTGGCAGTTGTACAACCTGTAGTTTGCCTGCTTTTTTACTTTGCATACGTAATTTTAAATCTACATCATCCATGTTCTTAAACAAATCACGTGTACTGTAACCAGTAAGCATACTATCCATACGCATGCTACACAGCTCTTCACTGAGCTCTAAACTAACATACACAACATTAAAGCCTGCCAGCACCCAGTTTAGTGCCAAGTTTTGCATAAACAAACTTTTACCACTACCACTACCACCTGCAAAAATGTTTAGCTCGCCTCTGTTAAAGCCGCCATATAAAAATTTATCAAATGTTTTCCAGCCTGTGCTAACACCGCCTTTTTGTTCTTTAATAATTTGTAACCTTGCCGCCGGATCCAACCAATAGTCTGTACCCAAGTCCTTTGCAAGTCCAATTTGTACTGCATCTTTAACAAGTTTTTCTACACTGCCATACTCTCCTGCTTCAAGTTTGTCTGTGCTTGCTAAAATTGCCTTTTCTAATCCTTTGTGTCTACAAAACTTCTCAAACTCATCCAGGAACCAGTCCTGATGTGCCGCTGTTGTATCACGTAAATCCTGTAGCTCTACGCTACCCTTTACTTTCATTTGCTCTAGCGTAGGCATCTCACCATAGCTCTCTACATGCTCTTGCATAAAACGCACTGCACCACGCAAACTTCTGTCAAAATAATCTGCATTTAAAATAGCATTGCAACGGACAAATAACTCTCTGTCCGCTTGCAAAAATTCCAAATACAGTTTTTGTAATTCTAAATTATAATCTTCTGCCAACTTCTACTTCGCCTTTTAACTTAGCTTCTATATACTCACTCACTGAATATTTTGTTTGTTTTAATTGTTTATGTGTCCCATTAATTGTTATATAATGTTCTACTATTATACACGTTTTCATCCAAATAAGCGAGCCAAAATCGCTACGTGTTGGAATCCACGCAAAATGTTCCGTTTTTCTATGTTCTATATCTGTATAAGCACTTATGGGTTTCACATCATAATCCGCATCATACCATATAGGTTCATAATTTCTGTTCTTGCCTGCATAACATATAGACCTTCTCATCATTTGCAGTAACCTTTTGCCATAACTTCTGCCTTTGTACTATTATCTATACTACTGTCTAAAATACTTTTAACTGTAAAAAGTTTACCATACTTTTGTACAGCATCATTTGCATCTTTGACATCAGGATCCCAGGGCGGAAAACTAATTTTCCATCCACGTTGTATTGCTTGCCTAACTAATCCTCTGCCTGCTGAATCAGCATCAGGAAGTAGTATGACTTGGTTACAGTATTTTTCAATTATTTTACTTTGTGTAAGACTCATTTTGTTGCCGCCTATAGCGACACCATCTATACACACTGCATCTAATTGTCCTTCTGTAACAATAGTTATCTTTTTATCTTTTGTGCGATCCAATCCAAATACAAAATGATTGGGCTGTTGCACGTAGTACTTTGGTGTTTCCTTATTTGGAACATCTCCTATCCAACGTGCAGTGTAACCAACTATTTTGCCTTTGTAACGAAACGGCAGTATAATCCTGTTACGGAAGTGACTAAATGTACTGTAGTGCCAGTCTGTCCAATTGTCCAGTCCACGCTCTACTAAAAACTCACATGCTTTAACAAACTGCTCTACACTTTTACTGTCTAGTTTTTCAACAGGAAAGTTTTTAACAGGATGACTATCTGCTGGCAGTTTCATTTCCTGCCAATCAATTACAATAGGAGCATCTTCTGCTTTCTTTTGCATAAGCAAATCTGCTGTATCTCGCTCACGCATTAGTTCTATTTGTAATCTGTGTATGTCTGCACTGTCTGCACCAAACACACTGTATAGTTTTTTAAGACGTCCGCTTAATTGTTTGCCTTCGCTCCAGCCTGTACTGTATCCACAGTTAAAGCAGTTGTAGCGAAACTTTTCCTCCTCAAAGAAAAAGCCGCCTCTGCCTTTTGTATCTGGCCTACTTTGTCCATTTTGTACACACATAGGACAATTGCCACTGGTCCAGCCAGTGTTTGTTGTTTTCCAATTCACAGGAATCAGACCACGTGTGTATTCAAGAACTACATTCATAGTACTATATTAACGTCTATATAGGATTTTGTCAACTGTTCCTGTTGTTAAAGTAAATTTAAATCGTACATACATAAACATGCCATCTATTGCATGTGCATCTGTAATAGGTTCTGTTGCTGTACCAGTATCGCTTCTTAGTGGTATATCAGTGTTGCCGCCACAAATATGTGGAAAACGTGCATCATAAAAATCATTATCTGTGGGCTCTTGGCTTAGTGTGCCCTGGAAGTTTAATGTACCATTTGCTTTTGTACAATGTGTGCTAAATGTGTTTAGTCCCTGACATAAACTACCAAATGCTGGACCTGGAATCTTACGGCTAACATATGTGCGTTGTGTTGTATTTGGTGTACCTGCTACAGTAGAGTTTGTAATAGCACCTGTACTGTCTACACCACTAACTGTAACTACAAG